CTCATACTGTTGCGTCTGCAACTGATGATAGTTTTACATTTTCAAGTTCGGCTTCGCCGAGTGAGACACAATACTTTGAGGGTGGTGGAGAATTAACTGTAAATGATTTATTGGTAAATCCTGGCTTAACAGCTACGAATACATCTAACGAGATAACTGTTCCTCAAACAAAAGCGTTAGAAATTTTAAAAGTAAAAGACACTGTTAGCGTTTCAAGCATGGACACATTCGCAGGACTTACAGCTTCAAAGATAAATGGAAATAATTTTGAAGTAACTGAGGTAGGAAGTAATTATTTTAAGATGGCGGTCACTGAATCCGTTACCAGTACGGCCCCACCGATTCAAACAGACACCACTATTACGGGAAAAATAACAGTTAATCAAACAGATCACGGCTACAACACAGGGGATTCAGTAGTTATTGCAGGATCAGATGCGGTGGGTGGTGTACCCGCAGAAGAAATAAATACAACGCACACAATAGGTTCAATCGAAAAGGATAGTTTTCAAGTGAGTGTGTCTACAACACCAACGTCAGATGTGACTCATGGCGGGGGAACCAGTGTCACGATAGCGGGAGAAACACCCAAACCACCCCCATTGTCGGTTACGTCTGGATCAGCGACAGTAACAGTTTATCAATCGGGTCATGGATTAGGTGCTTCAGATAGTGTGACTTTATCGGGTGTGCAACAGACAGGCGGTTTACCGATTAATGTAATAAACAAAAAACACACTGTCGCAAGCGTTCCTGATGCCAACAGTTTTACCATTACGGCTTCGGAAAACGCATCGTCTACAACAACGGGTGGTGGTAACTTAGTGACGTTAGATGTACCAATTAAAGCAAGTAGTTCAACGATTGGTGGCGGTAAAAACACCAAAGTTAAATTACCCATTAACACGATACGCATAGGGGTTAGATAATATGTTTAATTGGATATGGACGGCGGTAAAGTGGTTTGCGGGCAAAATTGCAACTGCGGCTATGAATATGGGAGCCAGTTCTGCGTTTGCTCAAGCGATAGGTTGGACAGTGGCGGGAACTACGGCTTTAGTAGCAGGAAAGCATTTAATCGGAAGAATGTCAGTAGTCCCCGATCTAAGTTTAGGTCAACAAGGGCAATCGATATTATCCAATGCCCCCTCTAACTCGGCCCCTATTCCTGTTATTTATGGAACAAGAAGGGTGGGTGGAACTAGGGTCTTTGTTGGAACCAGTGACGGCTACAATTCAGACGGATCGGGAGAGATAGTAACCAAAAACGCTTTCTTAAATATGGTATTTGTTTTAGCCGAAGGGCCAGTAACAGAAATAAGTAAGGTTTATCTTAATAATGTGGAAGCATGGCCTAATCGTGATCCCCGTTTTACGGGTTGGGAACCAGGCGATCAAACAGTTTATATAGAACCCCATTTAGGAGAAGCCAATCAAGCGGCCAGTGCTGATTTAATGAACATAGCTGATTTTGAAATTGAATGGTCATGGACAAGCGAGCATAAGTTAAGCGGATTAGCTTATGTGTATGTGCGTTTGGCTTACCACCCCGAAATATGGACTTCGGGTGTTCCTGTAGTTACTTGTGATGTAAAAGGGAAACAGGTCAGAGATTATCGCCCCACTGTTACGAGTGGAGCCGCTTACATTGAAAGATTCTCGGACAATCCTGCTTTGGCAATTCGTGATTTTTTAACCAATACGACTTATGGGCGGGGAATTGATACAGCTTTAATAGGGAATACAAGTTTTAATGATGCGGCAGATTATTGCGATGAAGAAGTTAGCTTTACTCAATCAGTAGACGGAGTGGAAACAACTGTCACCCAAAAGAGATACACCCTTAACGGAGTAGTTAATGTGAGCGAATCCAACATGAATACATTAGATAAAATGCTTACTTCGTGTCGTGGTTCTTTGGTCTTTTCGGGTGGTTTTTACAAGTTGGTATTGGACAAAGCGGAAACAGCAACTTTAACTTTTGATGAATCAAATATCATGGGAGATTACGAAATAATCAGAGGGGGTAAAGAAATGTTAGCAAATCGAATATCAGCGAGTTTCTTTAATCCCGATAGGGAGTGGCAAGCAGATTTTGCTTTCGAGAGTAACGATACTTATAAGAGTGACGACAACGATCTTCTTCTCGAAAGAAAGATTGAACTGCCTTTTACTGCCGATATGTTAATGGCTAAATACATAGCCTTACAGAACCTAAAACAATCACGACAGAACATCTTAATTAATTTTAGAACGACTCAAGATGGTTTATTGGCAGAAGTGGGAGACGTTATTTATATTAAATTAGAGAACCCTGGTTGGGACACATTAAATACTAATCAAGGTAAGTTATTCAGAGTGTTACAGATAGGCATTGAAGCCAACGATGAAATCAGTATTTCGGCGATTGAATACGATGCGAATGTTTATACAACAGAAACTTTATCTTGGGATAGCTCTCCCAATACTGCCCTGCCCTCATTAACTGATATTGAAGCTCCAACAGCACTGACGATTAGTGAGACTCTTTTATTCAATGATCCAAGTATTACTAACCGATTGGCTTTTAGTTGGACGGGATCAAAGAGTCCTTTTGTATCTAGTTACGATGTCGCTTATAAAAAGAATAATGATGTGGAATGGATAAAGGTTGGTAATGTAAATGGAACTCAATTTAATATAGATGATTTAAAGTCAGGGGTTTACTCTTTCAATGTTCGGGCCAGAAACAATGCAGGTTTTGCATCTGAATATGTAACTAAGAATTTTAAAGTACAAAGCACTTCTGTTTTGCCTGCGGTTAATCCACCTGGTATCACGGGAGTTGTAGAAGAATTAACCAGTTCTTTTGTTGGATCGGGTGTTAAAGCCAAAGCAACTTTATCTTGGGTAGCGGTAGCGAATGCGGATTGGGAAGCGTTAGGGGTTACTGTCGATCATTATGAAGTGCAGTATAAACTCACTTCTGAAAGTACCACCTGGGAATCCCCAGGTACTTCAACGGGTACATTCTTTGAGTTCTTTGATATTAAACCAGGTAACTATAATTTTAGAGTTAAAGCGATTAACGATGCCAATGTAGCCAGTTCTTACGCAGAAACCACAGCAGAAATAGCAGGATTAACGGCGGCTCCTGCCGATGTGACTAATTTTTATTTACGGGTTGATAGTAATGAAGCTAATTTATCTTGGACACCTGCTACTGACTTAGATGTGAAGGTAGGCGGTACGTTTGAAATCAGACATTCCGTAGCCACATCTGGGGCCACTTGGGAAGATGCTATCCAGATTGGAGAAGATGTAAGTGGTATCAGTAACAGTACGACTATGCCTTTATTAAAAGGAACCTATTTAATTAAAGCGATGGATTCGACAGGCCATAAATCAGACAACGCAAAAACAGTGGTTAATACTGTTTCTCCACAATTATTTGATACCAGGGTATTTGAAACAATTACCGATACGACTTTTGCAGGAACTAAAACCAATATGGTCGTTGATGATGATACGGGTTATTTAAAGTTTGAAGCCGATACATTAATTGATGCCATGACAACTGACATAGACGATTGGGGATTGTTTGATTCAATAGGTGGAGTAGATACTTCGGGTTCTTATGAATTTGCCGACAAGATCGATGTAGAGGTTGCGGGTTCGGTTAGTTTGAAAGGAGCCATTACTTTTGAAGTGGTTAATCGTTCTGACTTATGGGATTTAAGAGAAGGAAATATCGATACCTGGTTATCTATTGATGCCACTGATTTTGATGGGGTTAAGGCTCAATTATATGTGTCGACAACAAATGATGATCCTGCCAGTGGTGGGGCGACCTGGGGAGATTGGCAGAACTTTACTATAGGAAACTATCTTGGCAGAGGATTTAAGTTTAAATTAGAAGCATCCACAACTGACGCTAACTATCAAATAAACGTCAGTCAACTTAAATCAGTAGCCGATATTTACTATCGATTGGAAGCTGAAAGTTCGGGTATTGATGCCAGTGGTTCGGCAATTACTTTTGATGATTCGTTCAGAGCAACACCTGTCCTGGGAATAGCGGCCCAAAACTTAGCGACAGGCGATTATTACACCCTTACCAGTTTAAGCAAGACAGGCTTTACGTTGCAGTTTTTTAACTCAAGTGGCACAGGAATCGCCAGAACTGCTGATTGGATAGCACGGGGTTATTGACAATTTTGTTATGGCACTTATCGTCTTAATTCGTAAATTTACAAACACTAAAAGGAACTTTTAATGGCTCAACATGATTACGTTATAGCAAATGCAAACGGGGCAACAGTTAGAGCAGATATCAATAATGCCCTATTAGCAATCAGTTCAACAAACTCTGGAAGTTCAGAACCCTCTACCCCTTATGCGTATGAAATGTGGGTGGACACTTCAAACAATTTATTAAAACTAAGAAATGCGGCTAATGATGGGTGGATCACATTAGGGGTTTCAATCACGGCCTCTAACACAGTTGATATAAACGGCGGTGCCATTGATGGTACGCCTATAGGTGCTAGTTCTGCAAGCACAGGTGTTTTTACTACTTTTACTTCAAATGGTATTGACGATAACGCTGATGCGACTGCTATAACCATAGATAGTTCTGAAAACGTATCTATTACAGGAAACCTTGATGCCGCAAAATTAACTTCGAACAATGGTGTTTTAGAACTAGATGACAATGGTAGTCATAATGGAATTATAAATGTTCCCGCTTCTTTATTTTTAAATATAGATTCAGATGCGGGAGCAACTACTGAGTATGTTGAAATAGCAAAAGACAGAACGAGTACGTCTGGTGGAACCTCTTTAATGAAAGTGCAAGAGGACGGAAACGTAGGCATAGGGACGGAGAGTCCTGCACACCAATTAGATATAAGAAGTAGCTCAGTGTCAGCAGATAATTTTCTTACTGTAGGCAACTCAGATTCTACAAAATTTTTAGGTTTATACGGTGGAACTTCTTCTAATGCTCTCCCTACAATTTACGCAGATTCTACATCTACAGCTTTAAGGTTTGCTTATGCAACCGATCCTGCTTTTAATGGTTTTAGTGAAAAAATGCGTCTTCTTGTAGGTGGTGGCTTAACCTTCAATGGAGACACCGCCGCCGCCAATGCCCTAGACGATTATGAAGAAGGCACTTGGACACCTCAGTTAACGGATGTAGGGGGAAACTTAGCCACCCTATCAACAGCAAATGGTTCTTATACTAAAATCGGCAGAATGATACTTCTTAATTTTAATATCACTTTAAGCAGTATTGCATCAATGACGGGAGATTATACCGCATTGACAAACTTACCTTTTTCTCATCCAACGGCATCATACAACGGTACTGGAATGGTGGATTATTTTAGTGGTTTAGAAACTGCGGTCTCTAAAATAGCAATCGATTCCTCTTCCACTGCGACTTGGATGTGGTTGACTTTTACTTCGGGGTCTGGCGGCGTAAGTACGGGGTATCTCCCTGTTAGTTATTTTGGTGGTAATGAAAACATAAAAGGTTCAGTTATTTATCAGACCTCAGTATGATGATTTTTAATAATATGCTTAGTGGATTCTAGGCACAGACAAGGAGAAAAAAATGGCATTATCAGAAGAAGTAAAACCAGACAAGATAGAAGTTGTCGGGCCTTATCGGGATGTGCAAGTGCGAGTGGCTACCATCGTTTATAAAGACGATGTGGAAATAACGAGGGCATTTAACAGACACAGTATTGCGTGTCAGCAAAGAAAAAGTGATGGCTCTTGGGAAGACACCGATGTTTCTGGCGAATATCAGGAAGTGCAAGACATTTGCAATTCGGGTATTTGGACCGAAGCGATCAAGGAAGCCTACCAAGAAGCAAACCCACTACCAGAAGCACCAGAATAACTCATAAGAGGAGAGAGATATGATTGATAAGGTCGAGTTTGAACTTGAATTGCCGAATGGCGAGGAGACAAAAATAGTTAAATCAACGGATTTAACTGATGAACAGTATGTTTTGGCTACACAGATGCAAGCTATACAAAGACAGGTAAATAACCTGGCGGCTTCGGTTACTGAATATGAATTAAAGAAGGATCATTTCAGACTAAAACAAAAGGAATTATTAGAACTATTAAAAAATGATGGATCAGATAGCGGAGATAGACAAGAGATTGACGAGTCATGAGTTGGCTTGTGAACAAAGATGGCGGGAGAATTATCGCCGTCTAGAATCTATTGAATCCCAATTAAATACCTTAAATACCCAAATTAGATTATCCCTGGCATTTCTGGTTGTAGCTCTTGGTAGCTTTTTCTTTGTTTCATTAACCTTATAAATGGCAAACAAAACCCCGACTCTTGATGATACTTTAGAAGCTAATA